AGGCGCTGGCCGCGGTCAAGGCGCAGGCTGTGAAGGCCGCGCAGGAGCGGGTGCGTTCGGTGCACGACGATCGGACCGACGGAGACCGGCAGGACGACCTCGAGTACGGACGCGGTATCGCGGGCTCGCACGAGCTGGCGGAGGGCGACCGATGACGACGCTTCGGGAACCGCTGCTGCACACCGGGATCACTGACGCGCTCTGGGACGGGCACCCGCTCGCCTGGACGTCGGTCTACTGCGGCGCCGCGGACTGCGCCGAGATGCTGCACGCGAGCAACAACGAGAACATGCGCGGCTGGGTCGAGACCGGGCGCGGGAACTTCTGCCTGCCCTGCTTCGCGCGGATCGAGGCGTCCGCGGACGACATCGAGACCTACGCTCTCGGGCACGACACCCGCCGGGCGCAGGTGCTGCGCGAGGCGGCCGACGTGCTCGAACCGCAGGCGCTGGACCAGGGCACGGGGCTCTGGGTCGTCGAGGAACTGCGGGCCATGGCGGAGCGAACGGAGGGCGGCCGATGACCCTTGAGATACCTTCCCAGGAAGGCAACACTTTCGCTCGCAACGGAGATCACAAAGCGATGCACACCGCATTCGCCCTGGTCAGAAGCCTGGGCCACGCCGCCTCCCAGAGCGTCAAGGCGGTACGCCACGCCGTCGCCGTCGAGCGCTACGTCCTCGAGGCCGCCCGCGCCGGCCACTGCCGGGCAACCGCGCTGCGCTACCTGGAGGACGAACTGCTCGACCGCGCGAGCCGCGGACTGTGCGGCGACGTCCGCTGCGCCGCCGGACGCGCCCGAGTGCGCATGGCCGAAGCCGACCGGCTCGGCTCGACCGCGATCCCCGGCCAGCGAACGGTGATGGGCGAGCTGGCCCCGGCCGCAGAGCCGGCGCGCGACTGGTTCGAGGACGGCACGCCGTCGCCCGTCGAGCAGTGCCCCGGCTGCGGCAACCCGACCGCCGCCGGAATGGGTTGCGAGACGTGCAGCGGGCGCGCCTGGCACCCCAGTCAGCAGCACGACACCGACACCTGCGGCTGTCCGACCTGCACCGAGTGGCGCACCGCCGCCATGGAGAGTGTGATGCAGCAGGTCGCGGAGCTGCCCGACTTCCCCGACGACCCGGCCGCCGTCGCCGACGCCTGGGTCCTGGACCAGTTCGGCCCCGACACCCTCGAGGCGCTGCCCAACCTGATGTGCAGCCACCTCAACGAGTCCCGCTGGCAGCTCGCCGACGGCACCCGGGCGGTACGCTGCACCGACTGCGGCCAGCACGCGATCGGGGACGTGCCCGGCAAGGATCCGGCGCTGCCGCGGCACTGGGTCTTCGCGGACGGAGAGGTCGTCGATGATGTCTGACTGGTCATTGGATGAACTCGAGTGCGCGGTCCGTATGGGGCTCCGCTGGGACAAGGACGACACAGCCCGCTTGGACGCAGGGATCTCGAGGGGCTGGCGTCTGGCCACGATGCAGGGCACCACGGTCCTGATGTCTGAGGGCCGGGCCCGCCGCGACCTCGAGGCGCGGGCCAAGCTGCTGGAGACGGCTCTCGGCTGGGCTGCGAATGATGAACACCGCCGTGCCGTGCTCGAGGCTCTGGCCGCGCCGTACATCGACTGACCGAACCAACCCGACGAACCGCCAGACCCCTGTGACTGTAGGGGTCTGGCGGTTCGTATGTTGCGGCTCATGTCAGGATTCCGTGCCGAAAACGTCCCAGCCGTGTAGCGTCCCGGGCCCAGCGAGGGGGAACCGCCTACCGAGGGACACACGCACATGGCCCGACTGCGCACGACCGCCAAGCACCGCCGCCCGACTACGCCCGCCGCCGTCCAGCGCCGCCTCGCCGCGGCCGGATTCGTCGGCACTGCCGCATCCGTGCTGAGCACCGCACCCGCGCACGCCGCCAGCTCCAGCACCTGGGACCGCGTCGCCGGCTGCGAGTCGAGCGGCGACTGGTCCGCGGACACCGGGAACGGCTTCTACGGCGGCTTGCAGTTCACCGCCTCCACCTGGGACGCCTACGGCGGCCGGCAGTACGCGCCGCGCGCCGACGAAGCGACCCGCGCCCAGCAGATAGCGGTCGCCGAACGCGTGCTCAGTGAACAGGGCCCCGGCGCATGGCCGGTGTGCGGACCGAAGGCGGGACTGTCCAAGGGCGGCCCCGCCTTCACCGTTCCCAGGCCCGCCCGCGCCCCGCAGCGCCACACGTACCGCGTCACCAACACCGAGACCCGCGGCCTCGAGGCGGTCGCCTACGCGCTCGCGCAGGTCGGCAAGGCGTACGTGTACGGCGGCGACGGCCCCAACGTCTTCGACTGCTCCGGGCTGGTCCAGGCCGCATGGCGGCGGGCCGGCGTCGACATCCCGCGCACCAGCCAGGAGCAGCTCGACTCCCTTCCTCACGTCAGCCTCGACGCGCTGCGCCCCGGCGACATCGTCGGCTACTTCGGCGGCTCGCACGTCGCGATCTACATCGGCGGCGGCCAGGTCGTCGGCGCGGAGAACCCGAGCACGGGCATCCGCGTGATGCCGCTCAACTGGGGCCGTCAGCGCGCCCAGGAAGCCGTGCGCCCGCTCGGCGCGGGCACGGTGGTGCACAGCGTCCCGAGCACGCCCACGAAGGCGCAGGGCGCGCCGACGCAGTCGGGGCCTTCGGAGAACGCGCCGCAGAGCCAGATCCCGCACGGCGTGAACCGCACCCGGCCGAAGATCCCGCCCACAGTGCCGTTCGGCAGCACGTACACCGTCAAGCCCGGCGACTGCCTGTCGAAGATCGCCGCAGCGGAGGGGCTGCCGAACTGGCAAGACCTGTACGCCATGAACGAGCAGACCGTGGGCGACGACCCGGACCTGATCTTCCCCGGCCAGGTGCTCGACCTGTAGACTCCTGCCGATCGCATGAGTTCCACCTGAAGGCCGTTTCTCTCAGATGTCGCGCGGACACACGGGAGAGGCGGCCTTCGTGCTGCGCGCAGCGCAGAGCCCCGGCCAGGTTCTCGACCTCTGGCGGGGGTACGGATACGCCGAAGGCCGCCGGGACCCCGAACCCGGCGGCCTTCGCCATGCTCTGGCGCTACCGGCAAGGGTGTTCCGGATCCGGGCCTAACCTGCCGCTGTCCGACGCCGCGTCAGGGAGGCATCCGTGTCCGTGAGCACTGCGGTCTCCATCGCCGTCGGGCTGTCCGTCCTGGTCGCGGCGCTGCTGAGGATCGGCCAGTACGTCGGCCGGCTCGAAGCGCACCTGGAAAGCCAGGACAGAGAGATGGCCGTGCTGCGCCGCCAGATGTCCGGCGTCCACGCGGCCGTTGTCCCCGAAGAGGAGCCCGAGGGATGACCTTCGCCGACCTGACGTTTCTGGACCAGTACCGGGCCACGCCGCTGCCGGACGGGTACCCGGCCAACATTCGCACGCTGTATTCGCCCGTCGACCAGGTCCACGGCGCGGAGATGGCGCTGATCTCCTCCGCCGCCGCGTCGCTCGACATCGCCATGTACGGCTTCGACGATCAAGAAATCGCGGACGCGATCCACGCGGCGCTCCAGAACCCCACCATCGCCGTGCGCCTGACGCTCGACAGCTCCCAGGCCGGCGGCGTCCACGAACGCCGCATCCTCGCCGCCGAGCAGTACCCGAACTCCGTGATCGCGATCGGGCGCAGTGAGCACGGGGCGATCATGCACATGAAGGAATACGTCGTGGACGGCGTGATCCGCGTCAGCGGGTCCACCAACCAGTCGACCAGCGGCGAAAGCCTCCAGGACAACGAACTGACCGTCGTGCATGACGCGGTCATCGCGGCGGAGGCGACCCGCCGGATCGGCGAGATCCACGCGTGGATGCTGGCCCACCCGCACAACCCGGCGGCGTGACATGATCTGCAAGCCGTGCGCTCAGGGTGCCGACTCCACGATGGAGATGGAGCGCAGCCTGGGGCACTACATGTGCGCGGGCGACTGCCCGTGTCAGCACCGCGGGACGGTGCACGCGCGCAACCCATCGGTCCGACCAGGCTTTTTCCCGGATCCGGGAAGAACTACGGCTTCCCCGTCGGGCCCAACCCTGGTGCCGCGCCGCGGAAGTCGGCGCAGCTGAGAACCGTGTACCCCTGCCGGATCACCACGTAGGCGTGGTCGAACTGCGCCTTGTCGGGCGCCGCGGCGCGGGCCTTCGGGGTGTCGTTGGCCAGGAACAGCGTGTACAGCGGGCAGAGCACCTGCTGGCGCTGTACGGTCTGGGCCAGGTTCAGGCGCTGGGTGAGCGTGTTCACCTGCGCCTGGCTGTCGTTCAGCGCGGTGAAGCCGAAGGCGAGCAGGATCGACAAGGCGATGTCGAAGGTGACGCTGACGGCGAGCCAGAAGATCATTCGCTTGTTGGTGCGGGCCCGCTGCGCCAGGCTCACGAACTGGACGCCGGACTCGTTGGCGAGCTCGGTCACCTCGGTCAGCAGTTTCGGCAGCATGTCGGCTATCTCGCCTAGGCGGTCAGCCGGGGTCTTCTCCTCGGGCGTGGTCATCGCGGCCGTCTCCAGTGGAGTCGTGATCACGGAGTGTCTGCTCCAGAGCGTCGCACAGCTCTCGGAGCTCACCGACCGTTCGGGTCAGCAGCCGCCGCAGGCGCTCCGACTCCTCCACCAGATGTTCAACTGAGCCGTGATCCGCCACGGGAAATCAGCTCCTGCGCACGGCCGCCAGAGCGTCGGAGACAGCGCGGTTGGCGTCGGCCATGGCCTGCGATGCCCGGTTGATCGTGGCGACGTAGTCGGTCCGGATCGTTTCATTCAGCCTACGGAGCTCGTCTTCGGCACGATCCGCCCGGGTGCGTTCCCGGCCCAAAGTCTCCATAAGTCGACGAATCTCCTCCGCTTGGGCTTCCTTCATCTGCGAGTACAGCACCCGCGCCACCAGGATGCCGAGCAGCGCCATGATGCCGACCGCGCCGAACTGGACCAGGGCGGTTGTAGCGGAGTCCATCGGCCGTCTCTTTCCGGGCGGTAGGTATGCGGGCTGCACTTAGGATGCGTCAGGAATCAGCACTGACCGGAAGGTGCGCCATGGAGCCGATCGTCCACCGCTACGAGCCAGCTGACCCGCGGCTGGGCCGGCACGTCAACCATGATCCCCGATCTCTGGCATATGCGCACGGAGTCCTGCCGCGCTCCGCGGTGCAGTCGGTCGAATGGGCGCGCCGCGTGCCGATCTTCGACCAGGGCCAACTCGGGTCATGTACAGGTAACGCCGGGACCGGAATCCTCGGTACCGACTGCGCGGCCAATCCCGGTACCACTTCGGTCACGATCAGCCCCGCCGCAGCCGCCGCCAGCCACGGCCACTTCGCCGCCGGGACCCACACGCTGGACGAGGCGTTCGCCGTCGCGCTCTACTCGCTGGCCACCGACATCGACCCCTACCCCGGCGAGTACCCGCCCACCGACACCGGCTCCGACGGCCTGTCCGTCGCCAAGGCACTCCAGGCACTCGGGCTGGTCACCAGCTACACGCACGCCTTCTCCATCGACGCCCTGAACAGCGCGCTTCAGGCCGGGCCCGTCATGATCGGAATCGAGTGGCTGAACTCCATGTTCACCCCCGACAGCTCCGGGCGCATCCCCGTCGACCCGAACTCCGGAGTGGCTGGCGGCCACGAACTCGAGGTCGTCGGCGTCGACATGACCGCCGGGCTCTACAAGCTGGCGAACTCCTGGGGCACCGGCTGGGGCGAGAGCGGCTACTGCCTCCTGGCCGCCGCCGACATGGCCTACCTGCTGTCCCAGCAGGGCGACGTCACCGTGCCCACCCTGGCCGCGCCCGCGCCGAAGCCCAAGCCGGTCATCGGGGCACAGGGACTCTGGGACGATCTGAAGGCCGCTGCGGCGGCGCAGGGCATCACGGTCTGACCGCAGACACGACGAAGCCCCGGGGAGCGGTGACCCCGGGGCTTCGCTGTCGCACGTGTCTCGCAATCCAGGCTACTTGATCCCGCCGATCGCCGCGCCCAGCTTGGCGAGCTCCGCCTGGATCCCCGCCTCGACCTCCGCCACCGTGGCGTTCCCGGCCGAGAGGATGCCCTGTACGGCGGTGAGCACCTGGCCCGCCGTCCCCTTGATCTGGTCCAGCTCCGCCTTCGCGGCGGCTTCCGACGCGGCGAGCGCCGCGATCTGGCTGTCCGCCGTCTTCGCACCGTTCAGCACCTCCGCCACGGTCGGGATGTAGGGCTTCCCGTCCGGGCCGGGCACGGCCGCGAAGCCGGGCATGCGGTGGTTCAGGATCGTGTCCACGTCAGCGGGTGTGAGCGGCATGTCAGCCTCCGGTCGCGGGTACTGCCCCCAGTCCGGGGCCAGCACCTGGTTGATGTCTGCATTCCCGGACAGCGCCGTCCGGCCGTCCTGGTAGAGCACCGCGTGCGAGGACACCTGGCCGTTGCTCCAGGCCAGCGTCTGCCACAAGTGCCGGTAGCCGTCGGCGTACGCCCCTTCGATGACGTGGAAGCCGCCGTAGGGCCCGGTCAGCGGGATGCCCTGCGAGTCACTGCCCACCACGTCGTGGAATCCCCGGAAGTAGTCGGCCACCGACGGCCAGTCCGTGTCGGTGTCCACGGCGGCGTAGATGGGTTCGTCGTCCGGCAGGCCGTCCGCCTGACGCTGCGCCAGCGCCAGGCCGGCGTCGTCGACCCCGGCCTGATACCCCTGGGTGGCCCGCCCGGCCGTGGTCTCCCAGATCATCGCCGTTCCGATGCCGGCCGCGTGGTACGCAGCGACCTCCGCCGCGGTGAGGTTCTTCGTCGGGTCCGTGCTGGCGTACCGGATGACCCCGACCACGTTCCCGACCGCCAGGATCTCCGCGACCGTCGGCCGCTCCCAGGCGATGTCCAGCACGATCGGGCGCGCGGCGGCGGTCTCCAGCAGCGCCGCGTGTTCCCGCGGGACCGAGTCGGCAGCGGCGTCCATAGGTGACCTCCCGATTTAGTCTGTCCGTCAGGAATGTAACCGCCGCGCAGCAAGGTCCCCGCCGCTTGGGAGATGACGCATGGCCGCCCGCTACCTGGAGACCCGACCGGTCCCGCTCACCGACCTGATGCCGTTCCCCGGAAACGCACGCCGCGGCGACGTGGAGCGCATCCGCGAGTCCGTGCGCGCGAACGGCCAGTACCGCTCTCTGGTGGTCCGGCGCGGCCCGACCGGCCTGCTCACCGTGCTGGCCGGCAACCACACCCTGGAAGCGCTTAAGGCGGAGGGCGCCGACACCGCGCGCTGCGAGATCGTCGAATGCGACGAGGACACCGCGCTGCGGATCAACCTGGTCGACAACCGCGCTGCGGAGCTCGGGGCCTACGACGACGAAGCCCTGGACGCGCTGCTGCGCCAGCTCGATGACCCACTGGGGTCCGGCTGGACCGACACCGAGATAGCCGTGCTGCTCGCCGACGATTCCGCCACCGGACCGCTGCCCGGAGACCGGCTGCCCGAGCCCGGCGACGCACCCGTGGACGAACGCCCCGAGGTCTGGGGCGTCATCGTCGTATGCCCCGACGAAGTCAGCCAGGCCATGCTCCTGGACCGTCTCGCGGGCGAGGGCCTGGAAGTGCGGGCGATGGTCGGATGACGCCTGGCTACATATCAGCTAAGAGCCTATCTGCACTACAATTGGTGCATGACGGATGCTCAGAAACGCGCCGCGAACGCGGAGAAGCGACGCAATACAAGGCACCGCTGGATCCGCGAGGGTCGCTGCGAGAACTGCGGCTCTTGGAGCCCGGTCGAGGGGAAGACCTTTTGCGACCCCTGCCTGGTGATCCGACGCAGGGCCTACCAGAAGTATTCGCGGGGCCTACGGAGCAGCGCCTGGGACGCCTACGGCGGACCGAAGTGCAACTGCTGCGGGGAGACCGAAGAGATGTTCTTGACCATCGACCACGTGGACAACGACGGGGCGAACCACCGCAGGGAGATAGAGGCCAAGGATCAGGCCAGCAAGTTCTATCTGTGGTTGCGGCGAGCGGGGTACCCGGCCGGGTTCCAAGTGCTGTGCCAGAACTGCAACGTCGGGAAGTGGCGGAACGGAGGCACCTGCCCTCATGAAAGCGCGCGTGGAAGTGAGCTCGCCGGTTCGGAAGACGGCGCGCGTCCTTCAGATGGCGAGCCTCTTTGATGTCCCGCTGGAGGAGAAGGCGGCCAACGCCTGGGACGTCGACCTGCCCGTGGAAGACCAGCCGTGGCACGTCGGCCTGGTCGTCGGCCCGTCCGGCGCGGGCAAGACCCGCATCGCGGAGCACCTGTGGGGCGACCGCATCGTCCGCGATCAGCACTGGGCGCCCGACACCGCGCTGCTCGACGGCTTCCCGGCCGCCATGGGCATCAAGGACGTGGTCGGGCTGCTCACCGCCGTGGGCCTGGGCTCGCCGCCCGCGTGGCTGCGCCCGTACCGCACGCTGTCCAACGGCGAGGCGTTCCGCGCCTCCATGGCCCGCGCGCTCGCCGACACGGACGACCTGGTCGTGGTGGACGAGTTCACTTCCGTGGTCGACCGCCAGGTGGCCAAGGTCGCCTCGCACGCGGTGCAGAAGGCGGTGCGCCGCGCCGGGCGGCAACTGGTTGCGGTCACCTGCCATTACGACGTCGTCGACTGGCTCCAGCCCGACTGGGTCTACGACGTGGCCGCAGGATCCTTCGCGTGGAGGTCGGTTCAACCCCACCCCGCGCTCGAGCTCTGCGTCCGCCCCGCCGACCGGAGCGTGTGGCCCGTGTTCCGCCGTCATCACTATCTGAGCTCGAGTCTGAACCCGACGGCTCGCTGCTTCGTCGGATACATCGGCCGGCGTCCCGTGGCATTCGCGGCTTACATGCACTTCCCGCACCCGAGCGTGAAGGACATCAAGATGGCGCACCGTATCGTTGTGCTGCCGGATTACCAGGGGCTCGGGATCGGTGACCGGGTCAACAACTGGCTGGGCCAGATGCTGTACGACCAGGGTTTTCGGTACCACCTGGCTACGGCTCACCCGGCGTTGATCGCGTCTTGCAGGCGCTCTCCGCGCTGGAACTCCTTGACTCCAGAGAGGCAACTGCGGACAGCCGCAGCCAGGAAGGCGTCTCTTAATCCGCGTTTCCTGGACCCTCGGAAGCTCAACGTCCGCTCCTTCGAGTACGTGCCGCCCGCGAGGGAGGGCTGATGGACAGTCGGAACCCCGAAGCGGGCAGGCAGGCGCAGATCCTGGCGCGCCGGGCCAAGGCCGTGGCGTTGAAGGCGCGCGGCGCCACCATGGAGCAGATCGCCGAAGCGCTCGGAGTCAACAAGGGCACGGTGTCCCGCGACATCAAAGCCGCGATCGAAGCCAGCCGCGTGGAGGTCGACGAGAACCTGATCGCGCTGCGCCGCATGCAGGACATCCGCTTCGACGAGATGCGGCGCAAGATCCACGCTGTGCTCGGTGCGGAGCACCTGGTGGTGCAGCACGGGCACGTGGTGGACGGCCCGGACGGGCGCCCGCTGCGCGACCCGATGCCCGTGCTCCAGGCCATCGACCGGCTGCTGAAGCTGGAGCAGGCGTTCAACGTGCTGCACGGGCTCAACGCCGACGAACGCATGACCATCGCCTTCGAGAACCGCTCGGAGGTCGAGTCCGCGCACACCGTCGAGGCGATCCTGGCCGCCTTCGCCGCGATCGAGCTCCCGGCCGACGTACGCCAGCGCGCGCTCGAGGCTGCCCAGACCCGGCTCGCGGAGCTGTCCACTCCGGTTATCGACGCCGAAGTGATCGCGGAGACGGAGGGCTGACGGTGGCCCGCAAACGGCGCCGCTCCCGCCGCTCGCACCGGCACCTGAGCGAGGCGACCCGAAAGAAGATCAGCGCCTCGCTGCGCGGTAAGCACCATCACCACCGCGGGCACAAGGAATCGGCGGCCACCCGCGAGAAGATCCGGCGCGCCCTGAAGGGCAAGCACCACCACCACAAGGGCCACCACCTCTCCGCGGCCACCCGGGAGAAGATCAGCCGGAAGCTGAAGGGCAAGCACCACCCGCACCGCAAGCGGCACCACCACAAGGGCCACCACCTCTCCGCGGCCACCCGGGCGAAGATCAGCAAGGCGCTGCGGGGCAAGCACCACAAGCGCAGGCGTCCCTCCAAGCGTGCCCACCACAAGCGGTCGATTCACCGGCACACCGTTCACCGCCTGCACGCGCAGCGCCGCGGCGGCCGCTCCCGGGTGAACGCCGCCCGGAGCCCGCACCACGGCACGCCCCGCCGGGCCGCCGGCTCCCGGCGCAGCCCGAAGCTGCACTTCATCCGGCGGCACAAGTCCGGATACGGCAAGACCCGGCGCGTGATGCACATCCGCAAGTTCGGCGAGTACAACAAGACGCGCCGTCATCTGCACCGCCACAACCGGGCGATGTACGGAAGGACGAAGCGGCTTGGCATCGCGTCCCAGACACTGCGGAGGTTCTGATGGCCAGCGCCAGCGAGGACCCGCGCGAGAGCGCCCGCAAGGCCGCGGCTCTGCTGTCCATGCGCATCGCCGAGCTGTCCACGCCCGGGTGGAAGCCGCAGCCGCACCAGGTGCCGCCCTCGGGCGACTGGACGGGTTGGCTGCTGCTGGCCGGCCGCGGCGCCGGGAAGACGGACGCCTGCGCGCACTGGATCGCCGAGCACGTGAAAGGCCCTGCGTGCATACCTGGTCCGGTCCCGCACTGGATCGGCATCATCGCGCCGACGCTCGGCGACGCCGCGACGTCCTGCTACGCCGGTCCCTCCGGGATCCGCGCGCACTCGCCGTCGGCCCGGATGGTGCAGCGCCCCGGCGGCCTGTCGATCCTGTGGCCGAACGGCTCCGAGGCGAAGCTGTTCGGCGCCAACACGCCCGAGGACGTCGAGCGGCTCCGCTCGGGCGGGAACAGATGTGCGTTTTGGTTGGAGGAGCTCGCCGCCTGGCGCTACCTGGACGACTGCTGGTCTCACATCCGGTTCGGTCTGCGCGCTGGCCCGAACCCCCGTTGGATCGCGTCGACCACGCCGAAGCCGCGCCCGCTGATCAAGCGCCTGAACGACGGCAAGGTCAAGGGCGCCGTGCTGTCGCGAGCTTCCTACCAGGACAACGCGCACCTGCCCGAGCACATCAAGCAAGCTCTGGAGGAGGAGTACGCCGGGACGCAGCTCGGGCGTCAGGAGCTGTACGCGGAGGTCATCGAGCAGGACGAGAACGCCCTGTGGACCCGCGACTGCATCGACGCCAACCGCTGGGACCCCGACGACCTGCCCAAGTTCCAGCGCGTCACCGTCGGCGTGGACCCGTCCGGCGGCGCGGGCGAGCAGGGCATCGTCGTGTCCGCGAAGGCCACCCTGCCGGGCCTGGACGGGCGGCCGATGCCGCACGGCTTCGTGCTCGCCGATTACTCGGTGCACCTGAACCCGATCGGCTGGGGCCGGCGCGCCGTCCAGGCCGCGATCGACTTCGAGGCCGACGACATCGCCGTGGAGCGCAACTTCGGCGGGGACATGGCGATTGCCACCGTGCGCAGCGCCGCGGACTACATGGGCGTCAACATCCCCATCCGCGAGGTGCAGGCCACGCGCGGCAAGCGGGTGCGCGCCGAGCCGCTGTCCGCGCTGATGGAGCAGGGCCGCTACCACCACGCCGGAGTTTTCCCCGCCCTCGAGCAGCAGATGTGCACCTGGTACCCGGAACTGGGCTGGTCGCCGGACAGGCTCGACGCGATGGTGTGGGGCGGCTGGCACAACAAGGTCGTGAAGACCGCGCAGTCGTCCGGCCGCGGCTTCGGCAACTCCGCCGCCTTGGACCGTGCCATTGGGTAACCACGGTCGCCGTCCGTAGCGGCCGTGGATCCGGGGCGCGGAAAACCCGGCGGTTCGTCAGACTCCGGGCACGGCCGGGTGCGCAGCAGCCCCTATTTACTTCGACCGGCGCACGAAACTCAGGGAATGCCCCGCACCGAGCGCCCCGTGCGCAGTCTGATACTCGCCCTGCTCGCCGTCCTCGCCGTGCTCCTGAGCGGCGGCGCCCCCACGTCGGCCGCGACCAGCCCGCCGGCCGCCTTCGAGCTCCCGGCGGGGCTCGACCTGCACGACGGCGCCGTGTACGACTTCGGAGGCACCTACTACGCCTACGGCACGTCGTATTCCTGCGGCTACCAGTGGTACGTCAGCAACACTCCCTGGTGTGGCTTCAAGGTGTCGACGGCGCCGTCCCTGTCCGGGCCGTGGTCAACTCCGCAACTCCTGTTCGACCCGAACAGCGTCGACCCATGGACCGGCCAGACCTGGCAGGTCGAGTGCGGAAGCACAGGCCAGGGCTGCTTCAATCCGCGGATGATCCAGCGCACCGGCTGGGGCTCGAACGACGGCGTCATGATCCTCTGGTTCAACAGCCCGCTGGACTGGTCGACCAACCACGCCAACGCCTACAACGCGATGGGCTGCACCGGCCCCGCCGGACCGTGCGGGCCCGGCGCGCCCGGACACGGCTCCTACAGCAAGCCGTCGCTGAACTTCTGCACCGGGAACGGCGACTTCGGCGTGGTCACGCCGCCGAGCGGCTTCCCGGCTCTGATCTGCACCGCCCCGGGCGACGGCAGCCTGTCGATGGAGCAGCTGAACTGGTGGGGCAACGGCGGATCCACGACCGGCGAGAACAACGTGGCCGGGCTCTCCTCGATTGAGGGTCCTGGCGGCTACTACGACTCCGCGTCCGGCAAGTACGTGATCACGTACAGCAGCCCGGGGTGCGGCTACTGCGCCGGATCCGCGACCGGCTACGCCACCAGCACGTCGCTGCTCGGCACCTACACCGCCCCGTCGAACGTGGCCGCCGCCTCGCCGCCCGCCAACGCCCGCGCCCTGATCTCCGCCAACAGCTGCGGCGGCCAGCCCCGCACCGTGTCCGTCGTGGACGGCCAGCCCTGGCAGGGCATCGACCTCTGGCTGGGCACCCGCAACGAAACCAACGCGAACGTGCTCTACGAGCCACTGACCTTCACCAACCCCAGCAACACAGCGGGCGACGGCACGCCCTGGCAGCCCTTCACGCCCTGGACCTGCTAGCGGCGGCCGCGCCCCGGCGCCGGACCCATACTCCGATCAGCCCAGTCCCCGCGAGACAAGGACCCACCGTGAAGAACTCCCTGGCCAGCGAGCCGGTCCTGGTCACTTCCGTGATCAGCGCCGCCCTGTCGCTGATCGTCACGCTCAACGTCGGCCTGACCAGCGACCAGGCCGGCGCCATCACCGCCGCCATCACCGCGGTCTTCGCGGCCATCGCCGCCGCCGTCACGCGCCCGGTCGTCCCGACCGCCTTCACCGGCCTGGTCACCGTCGTCGCCGACCTGCTCGCCACCTTCCATTTCCACGTCGATCCGTCCGTGGTCGGCTCCGTCAACGGCCTGGTCCTGGCGCTCCTGATGCTGATCACCCGCGGCCACGTGAGCCCCGTCGCGCGCCCGCTGGCGGCGCCCACGTCGACCGTCGCCCAGCTCCCGACACCGTGATGCGCAGCTTCCGCTCCCGTCGCGACGCCGCAGCGGCGGGAGCGGAAGCCCTGCTGCGGCGCGTCCCGGCGCTCCCCGCCGACTGGCACTGGCAGGAACCGATGCAGACCAACGAACACGACCACCCGGCTACGCCCGACGCGGAAGCGCAGGCCCTCGCCGCGGCCGCCACCTTGACCCGGAACGTAAACGTCCCGGTGGGGCACCGGCTGGTGAACCGCGCTCAGGAGTGCCCGCGCTGGCACGCCGAAGAGGTCCACGATCAGCACACCTGGCACGACACCGAGCACGGCCCGGTCGCCTGCCCCGGACTGCGCGCAGCACCCGACCAGGAACGCCGGGTGGGGATCGTCGGCACCGCCGGCTCCGCGCACCCGACGCTGACCCTGTCGCCCTGCGAGCGCTGGGCGCTGCGCGACCCGAACGTCTCGCACACCTTCACCCCGCCGCACGAGATGACCGAGATGCTGTGCCCCGGCGTCCGGAGGGAGTCCGAATGCCCGTCTGGCTGACGCTGGCCCTGCTGGTCCTCGCTGTCTACCGGCTGACCCGCCTGGCGGTGCGCGACACCTTCCCGCCCGTGCTCTGGCTGCGCGATCGCATCGCGGGCGGCTGGCGGCCGCTCACGCCCGGCGAGCTCGCCGCCCCCATGTCCGTGCCCTGGCGCAGCCAGCAGCAGGAGATCGACGGCGTGATGTCCCGCTATGTCGTGCGCTGGAAGCGCTCGCCGCAGTGGCTCGCCGACCTCGCGTCCTGCGTCTGGTGCGCATCCGGCTGGATCACCGGAGCCGTGACCGCCGCCACCGCGCTGACCACTTCGCTGCCGAACCCGTGGCTGGTCGGACCCGCCGTCTGGGGCGGCGCCGTCTGGCTGCTCGACCGCGACAAGGCGGGCGGCCATCGATGACCGACCAGCCAACTGCCGAACCGCAGCCCGGCGACATCTTCGTCACCACCATCCACGGCGACGTCGGCTGGGCCATCGGCACCGCCGAGCGCCTGATGGAGCGAATCCAGCGCTGGAAGCAGCAGGTGGACACCGTCTGGCGGCATGCCGGGGTCTACGTCGGAGATGGCAAGATCGTGGAAGCCCGGCCGGGCGGCGCCGACCTCGCAGACCTGTCCCGCTACGACGGGCAGCCGATCCTCTGGCTGCACTGCCCGGACGCCAGCCGCCGCGCGGTCGCCACCGCGGCGCGCTCCTACATCGGCACCCCCTACAGCTATGCCGATTACCTGGAGATCAGCGCCCACACTCTGCACGTCCCCGCGCCGGGCCTGCGGCAACTGATCCAGAGCGACCGGCACATGATCTGCTCCCAGCTCGCCACGGCCGCCGCCGACAAGGGCGGCTGGCACGTCTTCGACGACGGGCGCTGGCCGGGGTTCGCGACCCCGGTGGACCTCGCCCGCGTCGCATCCGCGTGGCCGTGAAGCGGCCGAAGCCGAAGCCGCCTCGCTTCTACTGCCCCGGCTGCGGCGAGGTCCGCGAGCTCGACCGCCGCCGGGACGCCTGGATCGCCCCGCACCTGACCGGTTCGGGGTTCAGCCCACACGACATGGGCCGTCGGCAGTGCCCCGGCGGCCATCCCGACCCCGACAAGGACCGGTTCCAATGACCACCACACCGCAGGCCCCGACCGCCGTCGCCCCGCCGCAGCAGGCCCAGTTGTTCGACACCGCTCACCCGTTCATCACCGAGGTGCCCGCGCAGCTGACTACGGAACTGGTCGACGGGCCGCACGGCCAGCGCATCGGCCTGACCATCCGGATCCCCAACACCACAGTGACGGTGCTGCTGGTCAAGGACGACGCGGAGAAGTGGTGCGACCAGCTCCGCGAGACGATCGGCCGCGCCAACGGCCTGATCCTGCCGCCGAGAGGCTGACGACCCGTGCACTGGCTGGCGCACTTTCTCGGGCTCGACAACCTGTCCGGGCCCTTCTACGGCTGGTGGAGCGGAGCAGGTTCCGACCTGGGCGAGGTGACCCTGGTCGGAGCCATGCTGATGATGGTCCGTCGGCACAACTGCCACGTCCACGGATGCTGGCGCGTCGGCCGCCATCCGGTCGCCGGGACCACGTATGTGGTCTGCCGAAGGCACCACCCCGACGGCGCGCCGACCGTGCAGGACGTGACCGACGCGCACGCCGCCGCGCGGCCGGACGCTCAGGTGTAGACGTGCGCGGTCCCGCAGGCGATGGCCGGCCGCTCCCGGCCGTCGTCCGGGCAGACGAACGAACCCCGCCCGCAGTCGCTCACCCACTCCCGCGCCCGTCCCACGTGGCCCGCGCAGACGTGGATCGCCGCATCGAGACTGCCGTGGAACAGGCCATCCTTCGGGCTGTACGCCTCGACCCGAACCGCGCCGGGCTCCGGGCAGGACCACGCAAGTTCGGCGTTCACGCGACGCCCGCCGTCCGCGGGCGCCCCTTGGCGCGGAAGCAGATGAAGCAGGCAGCCAGCTTCCCCAGCAGCTCCATGCGACCTGCGATCGGCGCGTCTCCGCCCGTGTAGTCCCCGCAGAAGACGCACGACCAGCCGTTGCGCTGGCTCTCGGTCAGCCCGCTGGGGTTCGGGATCAGTTCCGGGTTGAGCACCAGGTCCCGCAGCGGCAGCGCTGCGGGCCGGCGGTCGGATGTGGTCATGGTCGGTTGCTCCTCAGCTCGCCAGGTACCCGTACACGGTGGAACGCTTCACGCCGAACATGTCGCCGATCTGCTGCACGGTCAGCTCGCCCGCGTCGTACAGCTCCTGTGCGATCTTCGCCTGCGCGGTTGTCATCTTCTGGGGCCGTCCGCCGACCCGGCCGCGGGCCCGCGCGGCGGCGAGGCCGTCCATGGTGTTCGCGTGGATGAGCTCGCGCTGGTACTCCGCGAGCGCGGAAAGCATGTGGAACATCATCCGGCCCTCTGCGGTCCGGGTGTCGATGCCCTGCTCGAGGATGTGCATGTCGACGCCGCGGCTCCGCAGGTCGTCCCCGAGGTTGACCAGGTGGAGCACCGAGCGGCCGATCCGGTCCAGCCGGGTCGCGGTCAGCGTGTCGCCCTTGCGCAGCATCCGCAGCGCGGTGTCGAACTCGGGCCGCGACGCCTTCGCGCCCGACGTGTAGTCCACGAAGACGTTCCGGCGCTCGCAGCCGGCGCGCAGCAGCGCATCAATCTGATGATCAGGGTTCTGGTCCGCGGTCGAGACCCGCGCGTATCCGATCAGCATGCTCGCAGCGTATCGGAACTGTCGGTAATTGGGGTTACCCAACGTAGATATTCGACACGTATTGCTGACGCTCAATGCGGCCGGATGACCCGTCAGCGGCCGTGTGTCGACAGACGGTCGTTTTCCGACACCGCGGAAACGACGAAGGGCCTTGCCGGGGTACCGCCCTGCAAGGCCCTTCGTAACCCCGCACGGGCGGGGAGCAGATCCCATCCGCGAGCTGAGTGCGCCGCGCATCCGGGTCATCCCCGCACGGGCGGGGAGTGGAACACCGCTGACGCTACCGCAGAGCACCGACAGCTAGCGGCAAGTCGACGAAATTCCCGCTGTTACCTTGGCCGCAGCCCACGCCCGGGAGGCGAGACAGTGGCCTGGTACCACTTCGGATTCAAGCGGGTGATACCCCCGCAGGAGACCGCCGCCGCGTTGACGGCCGCGGCGCAGCCCCGCGCGCTCACCGCCGCGGCCGTCCCGGCCGAAGCCCCGTTCGCCCAGTACATGCGGCACACCGACCGCTGGCAGAACGAGGCGTGGGGGTACTACGACACCCTGGGCGAGTTCAACTACGCGGTGACCTGGCTGTCCAACATGATGTCCCGGGTCCGGCTGCGCGCCGCCGAGGTCAACATCGACACCGACGAACCCTCGCTGATGGACTCCGGGCTGCCGGCGGAGGTCATGTCGATGCTCGGGCAGGGCCCCGGCGGCAAGTCCGAGATCATGCGCCGGATCACCACCCACCTCGCCGTCCCGGGCGAGTGCTACCTGATCGGCGAGGAGCAGCCCGGCGGCCTGGAGCGGTGGATGGTCCGGGCCGTGGACGAGGTCCGCGCCATGGGCGGCAAGTGGCAGGTGACTGAGGAGTTCAACCCGCTGCTGGGCAACAAGTGGCGCGACCTGGCACCGGACGCGCTGCCGGTGCGCATCTGGCAGCCGCACGCCCGCTTCTACCACCTGGCCGACAGCCCCGCCCGGTCCGCGCTCACCATCATGCACGAGTTGGAATTGGTGAACCGTCACATCGCGGCCCAGTACCTTTCCCGGCTGGCGTCCGCCGGGGTTCTCGTCATTCCCGACGAAATCAGCTTCCCGGTGCGCGAAGAATTTGCGGACGAGGAAGACCCGTTCATGATGGAGTGGATCGAGATCGCCGCGACCGCCATCAAAAAGCCTGGTCAGGCCAGCTCCGTCGTCCCGATCCCGCTGCGAGTGCCCGCCGAGTACGTCAAGGACATTCAGCACCTGGATTTCACGCTCGCGCTCGACGACAAGATCCTGGACAAGCGCGACCAGGCCATTCGCAGGCTCGCTACGAAACTGGACATCCCATCCGACGTGATGCTCGGTCTTGCGGACACGAACCACTGGTCGGCGTGGGCGGCGGAGGAGCAGGGCCTGAAAGTGCACATCGCGCCCTATGCGGAGACGATCTGCGATTCGCTGACCCGCGGCTACCTCCAGCCCCGGCTCCAGGCGTCCGGCGCGGAGCCCGGTCAGTTCGTCGCCTGGTACGACATGTCCGAGCTGACGCTGCGCCCGGACCGGTCCCAGAACGCACTGAACGCCTACGACCGCTTCGAGCTGTCCGGGGCGGCGCTGCGCCGCGAGATCGGGTTCGACGAGGACGACGCTCCGACGGACGATGAGCTCCAGGACCAGCTCCTGAAGGCGACGATCCGCCTGCACGGCGGTAGCGCGCCGGGCGCGATCGACGTCCTGCTCGGCAAGGATCTGATGAACCCGGCCACCGTCGGCCCCGGCGCGACCGCGGGTGAGAACGTCCCCGTGGGCGAGCCCGGCGAGCCGCAGCCCGACGTCCCCGCGCCCTCGGCTCCACAGGCCGCACCGTCCAGCGGGCCCCCGGCGGCGGGCAGCGACCACCCGGCGGACAAGGCCGCAGCTGCGGCTGCCGTCGAGCACGCTGCGCGGCTCGCCGCCGTCAGGGCCATGGAGACCGCCGCGGCCGTGGAGGACCGGCGCCGCAGGCAGGCCACCACCCAGCACGCCGTCAGCTTCCGCAGCACCGACGGCCGCTGGGACCTGCGCCACCCGGGCGTCTGCGCCGACCACTCGATGTCGTGCCCGTTCACGCACGCCGTGGTCAGCGACGCCCCGGTGGCCCGGCCGGGAATGCCCGGCACCTACCTGTGCCACCTGGACGCCTTCGGACGCCTGGTCATCGACGGGCCCGCGCCGTACCTGGACACCGGGGCGATGGTGTCCACGCTGCTGACGCCGTCGGTGGCGCGCCGGAACGGGCACGCGCATGTCTGACGTGGCGCGGGCTATGGACCGCATCGCCGACGACTACCGGCACGGCGGCCAGAACCGGACCGAAGTCCGGATGCACCAGCAGGGCCGCCACGTCCAGCACGCCCACGGGCGCCGCACGACGCTCGCGAACGACGCCAGCGCAGACGCCCACCAGGGCGGCATGATCGCGCTCATGCCGACACCTGCGGACGCCAAGCGCCTGGCGCTGCGCGGCGGGGAGGCCGCGGCCGAACTGCACTGCACCCTGTTCTTCCTCGGTGGAGACGTCTCCGACTGGAGCGACGCCCAGGCAGACGAACTGCGCGCAAGCCTCGCGGCCACCGCGCAGGCTCTGGGCCCGGTGCAGTCCAAGATTTTCGGCATCGCGCACTGGAACGCGGGCGGCAGTTCGCCGTCGTGGGTCTGGTCGGTCGGCGACAACCCGGAAGCCGACACCACCGACTGCGGTCTGGACCGGCTGCGCTACGAGGCGTGCGCCGCCCTGGAGGACATGCACACCCACGCCGACAGCCTGGACTCCGCAATCCAGACGCAGCACTCGCCGTGGGTCGCGCACATCTGCGCCGCCTACACCGACGACCTGACGCTGGCCAAGGAGCTGGAGAAGCGCAACGGCCCGGTCACCTTCGACCGCATCCGGCTCTCGCTCGGCGACCAGGACTGGGACTTCCCGCTCGAAGGCGGTCCCGTCACCGCCGCCGCGTCCCGCGCGCACCTGGGCGAGTTCCGGCGCCAGCTGACCGCCACGGAAGCCGCGTCCCGCTTCGACTTCTCCGGACATCAGCAGGGCTGGAAGCAGGCCGTGAACGGCGCGCTCGCCGACTGGTCCGGGGTGGAGGCCGCCTGGCGCGGCCAGCTGCGCGACCAGATCGCCGCAGGCGTCACCGAGCTGCACCTGGACACCTCCTCCGCCGAAGACCTGCTCTACCAGCGCATGCTCTCCGCCGCGCAGGCCGCCGGCCGCGCCCAGCAGCGCGCTGCGGAGCAGCAGGGCGTCACCGTCCCGCCATGGACGCTCGGCGAGGACGACACCGTCACCGCATCCGGCATGAGCCGCCTTGCTCGGCTACGCCTGATCGCGAAACTCACCGCCGACGTGCAGGCGTCGCGCCTGGTCGACTCCGCCAAGCGGAAGCTGATGGCACTCCTCTCCGTCTTCTCCGGGCTGCGCCTCGCGTCTGAGGTGGACGCTTTCCTCCAGACGCTCTCGCAGGCTTTCGCCCGCGACGGGCTCGGCGCGGCGATGACGGCCGCTCAGGGGATCGGCCAGCAAGCCGTGCTCTCCGTCGCGCCGCGCGCCACCTACTACGCGACCGAGCTCCTGGACGACCGGACCTGCTCGCCGTGCGGTGCCGTGGATGGAAAGGCGTTCTCCAGCCTGGCGGACGCGGAGACCGCGTATCCGTCCGGCGGGTACGTCGACTGCGACGGCGGCGGCAGGTGCCGCGGGCAGATCGTGGCAGTTTGGGACAAGGGAATGACCGCAGCGGCTTTGGAGGCCGGGATGCTGACCGATCAGGAGATGGGCGGGAAGCCGTCGACCGGCACGAAGCCCGACAAGCGGCTGAAGGAGAACAAGATGGACGCGGATCTCACCGAGCCGTGCCCCACCTGCCCCGGAGATGAGCACTTCCACACCGGGGACGTGGTCGAGCTGGCCTGGGACGGGTCCGCCTCCCGGTTCTCGGATGCGGAGTACAAGCGGGCCGCGGCCGCGTGCGACCCGGGCGACGGCACGGTGAAGGAGCGCTGCTTCCTGCCGCACCACGACCCGGACGGCGCGCTCAACCGTGACGGACTCGCGGCGGCCGCCGGCCGCGCCAGCGGGCTGAAGGGCCACGACCCGGCGGCCGTCGAGCGCGCCAAGGCCCACCTGCGCGCGCACTACCACCAGATCGGCGAGGACGTCCCGCCCAACATCGCCGCCAGCTCCGTCTCGCAGACCTTCGATGACGGCATCACGGTGCAGTGCCCGCCCGGATGGAACCGCGACCCCGACAGCGACGGATGCCTGCCGCCCGACTACACCCCCGGTACGAAGGTGACCTGCCCGCAGGGCTGGATCCCGGATGACGACGGGGACGGCTGCATCCCAGCGCAGCTTGTCGCGACCACGGCCGCCGGGCGCCAGGTCGTCGATCCGCCCGAGGACGGCGGTTCGCAGACCGCGCCCTGGTCGGGCGTGCTCGCTGTCGAAGGCGTGACGACCGGCGACGGCCGCGAGTTCGCTCCGGGCGCGCTGACGTGGCGGGACCTGCCCATCCCGCTGCGCTGGAACCGGGTCGACTCCCACGGCGGTGAGCCGCGCACCGAGGCGGTCAACGTCGGCCGGATCGACTCGATCGAGCGCGTCGGCAACGAACTGCGCGGCTCCGGGGTCTTTGACCTGTCCACCCCGGACGGGCAGACCGCCTATGGCAAGGTCAAGAACCAGATGCTTCGCGGCGTCAGCATCGACGCGGACTCCATCTCGGACCCCGACATCGAGTTCGTGTGGCCGGACAACCCGAACGAGGGCGAGGACGAAGAGGCGGACATCTTCGCGATGCTGTTCGCCCAACCGGAGAAGGTCATCTTCCACGGCGGCCGGATCAGCGCCGCGACGCTGTGCGACATCCCCGCCTTCGCCGAAGCCTACGTGGCGCTGACGGACGACCAGGGCGCGGTCGTGGCTGGCGGCGCAATGGAACCGGAGGAGTGGCGGGCCGCGCAGCCCGAGCCCGCAGAGCGCCCGGCCGTGGTCGCGCACGCCGCGCCGTTCGCGCCGCCCGCGGAGTGGTTCACCAACCCGCAGCTGTCGCTCCCCACCCCAATCACGGTGGACGACCAGGGCCGGGTGTACGGGCACGCGGCGCAGTGGGGCACGTGCCACATCGGACAGACCGGCCAGTGCGTGCAGCCGCCGCGCGAGAACGAGCACCCGTACTTCATGACCGGCGAGGTCGACACCGCGGAAGGCGGCGTGGCGTCGGTCGGCCAGATCACGGTCGGCACCGGGCACGCCCCGCTGCACGTCGGCGCGCAGGCCGCGACCGAGCACTACGACCACACCGGCTGGGCCGTCGCGGACGTCGCGGTCGGCAACGACTCCCACGGCATCTGGGTGGCCGGCTGCATCCGCGCGGACGCCGACCCGGCTAAGGTCGCGGCGCTGCGCGCGGCCGGGCAGGTGTCCGGGGACTGGCGGCGCATCGGAGGCAAGCTGCGGCTGGTGGGCCTGCTGGCGGTCAACGTGCCCGGCTTCCCGGTGCCGCGCATGCGGGCGAGGGTGGCCGGCGGCGCGCAGTACGCTCTTGTTGCGGCGGGCCAGCCCACGGTGGCCCCGGGTGTCGTCGCGTCCGGGCCGTCCGAGGACGACCTGGACCAGCAGGCCATGCGCCGCGTGATGGACATGCTCAGCCGTCGAGTGAAGGAGAACTGACCGATGTGCGGATGCAACCAGCAGGTCCCGCCGCCGCCCCCGCCCGTTGAGGTCCCGGCTCCAGAGCCGCAGACGGCGGCGGCTGACGCCGAGTAGTCAACTCGCCTGCGCCGCATGGGCGTTCCCGATCACGGGAGCGCCCATGCAGCTTTCCCGAGGTACCCGCAGAATCGAAGGCGAAAAGCGTCGAATTACTTTAATCGATCGACGTAAATCCGGAATTCCTGGACAAATTCAAGGACGGTGCTACGGTTCCGCGCAGACACGCTGTGTGATCGCGGCTGCTGACACCACCTCACTTCCAGGAGGCCCGACGGTGCCTGAGACCCTGTTTTCCGCTCCGGACGACCTCACGCTGGTGAGCGACGCCGAGCTGTCCGCCCTCAACGAGCAGGCCGTGACCGAGTTCGAGCGCGTCCACGGCTCGGACGACCTCACCCCGACCGTGCTCCAGTACGCCGGCCAGCTCGCCGACGACCTCGACCGCATCAAGGCGGAGCTCCGCGTCCGCGAGGTCCGCGCAGACCTGGCCGCCCAGCAGCAGCGCGACGGCGCCGCCGCCCAGATGGCGCGCCTCTCCGAGCGCGTCCACGGCCCCGCCGAGCCGGCCGCTCCCGCGGCACCCGCCGACCTGGCGGCCACCGTCGCCGCCGCGGCCGCCAGCGGACTGGCCCAGGGCCTGGCGCAGATGGCGCAGCAGCGCGGAGCCAACCCCGGCGAGGTCATGCGCCGCGCCGCAGGACTCGGCGCGACCGCGCAGGTCGCCCCGCGCCCCGAGGCCCCGGCGCAGCGCGCCATGCTCCAGGTCACCACCTCCCGCGACCTGCCCTCGCGCAGCCTGACCGCGGGCGCCGTCGTGCCCGACCTCGCTGCCATGGCCGAGACGTTCATCGACGCGGCCCGGTCCATCCCGGCGACCGCGCTCGGCAAGGGGGCCCCGCGTCACCAGGTCGCCAGGATCCACAACGAGTTCCCCCACACGGTTGACGACCGCACCTCCCCCGCGCAGGTCGAGCGGCTGATCCGGGACCTCACCAGCGACGACCGCAAGGAAGCCCTGGTGGCTGGCGGTGGCTGGTGCGCCCCGTCCGAGATCCGATACGACCTGTTCAACATCTCCGACGTGCCGTCGGGCATGATCGACCTGCCGACCGTCGGCGTCTCCCGCGGCGGTATCCAGTTCCCGACGTCGCCCGCGATCTCGGACGTCTTCTACACCTCGGGCGGCAGCAACCCGGCCTCCGGTATGGGTGGCTTCGCCTTCCCGTTCTCCAACGCGAGCGACCCGTGGCTGTGGACCGAGACGGACGACATCCTCACCGTCACCGGCTCGATCAACAAGCCGACGCTGCGCGTTCCCTGCGCCTCGTTCAACACCCAGCGGCTTGAGGCGTACGGCCTCACCCTGACCGCGGGCAACCTGACCGACAGCGCCTACCCGGAGGCAACGCAGAACTTCCTCCGGCTGCTGCGCAACGCCTACGCGCACGCGATCAACGCGCGCCTGATCTCGCTCATGCAGACCGCGTCGACCGTCGCCGTCTCGCTGCCCAGCTCCAACACCGTGACCGCCTTCAACGGCATCATGAACGGCGTCGAGCTCGCGGCCGTGGACTACCGCAACAAGTTCGGCATGTCCGACACCGCGATTCTGGAGTGCGTGCTCCCCGCGTGGGTGCTGCCCAACATCCGGGCCGACCTGGCATGGCGCGTCTACGGCGACGACAGCATGCTGTCCGTCACCGATGCGCAGATCCGCGGTATGTTCGCGGACCGCGGCATCGCCGTGCAGTTCGTCTCCGACTGGCAGGTCCGCGGCGCCGGGCAGTTCGGCAACTCCGCCTCCCAGGTCCAGGCTTGGCAGACGTCCGTCAAGTTCATGCTGTACGCGGCGGGCACGTTCCTGCACGGCACCGGCCTCTCGCTGGACCTCGGCATCGTCCGCGACTCGATCCTGAACGCGGAAAACGACTTCACGGCGGCCTGGGCGGAAGAGGCGCACCTGATCGCCAAGGTCGGGCACGAGTCCCGGCTGTACACCGTCACCTACGCCACGTCCGGCGCGGGCGCGGGCACCGTCACCCCCGGCTACTGATCAGTCCCTGGTCATCCGTCAGAGAGGCGGTGAGGCATGGCTGGCGCACGCCAGGTAGTCGACGGCCCGGCGTACGCCGGCCTGCCCTACGGACTGTGGGACTCGATCCAGCAGCGCGACGTCACCGACCAGCACTGGCGCAACGGCGTCACCTGGTCCGACATCTGCCCGTCCCAGACCAGTTCGACCGCGTACGACAGCTGCATCGCGGTGACCGGGACAGGCGGCGCTCCGCCCGCCAATTCCGCCCTGTCCAGCAACGTCACGCTGACCAACCGCGGCGCGACGCCGTTCACCGTGTACGCGGAGTTCGACTGCTCCCCGATTGGCCTGGACTCGCTCGGGGAGCGGGCGCTCGCGGAGACCAACCTGGCCCGCGTGGAGCGCAACGTGGTGGCGGCCGCGTTCTGGTCGGGGCAGGCCGCTGGCCAGTCGACCGTATGGCCGCACCTGGCCGCGAGCTCCACGCTGTCCGACCCGAACGGCATCCTCCTCCAGCCCGCCGCGACGCAGGCGGTCACCGGGACCGGTGTCGACGCGGCGACGTCGCTCGGCATCCTCGAAAACCAGCTTGCCGCCTGCTACGGCGGGCAGGGGGTCATCCACGTCCCCTACCTGGCATTGCCCACCCTGCGGGCCTGGCGACTGGCCAAGCCGGGCGACGACGGCAAGCTGTACACCCCGGCCGGGAACCTGGTGGTGGCCAGCGGCGGCTACCCCGGGACCTCCCCGGCCGGGGCCTCCGCGGCATCCGGAAACTGCTGGATCTACGCGACCGGCCAGGTCTTCGGCTACCGGTCCGACGTCCAGGTCATGCAACTGCCCGGGACGTTCGACCGGGCCAAGAACACCGAGAAGCGTCTGGCCATGCGGACGTACCTGTTCGGATTCGAGTGCTGCCTCTTGGCGGCCCAGATGGCACTCGGCGTGCCGACGTAAGGGGTGTGAACCATGTCCGCTGTCGCTTCCTGCGTGACACCCATCAAGGGCACGCACTACCGGCTCACGAAGCTGGATTCCTGCGGAAACCCGGTCACCGGCACGTCCAGCATGGTGATCGTCTCCAAGGGCTTCGTCCAGGTCCAGATGGCCCCGCAGTACCAGGACGGCGTCGAGTTTTTCCAGCTCACGGCAGACGGCTCGATCTGCGTGAACCAGAAGGACGACAACACGCTCAAGCGCTACGAGCTGACTATCGACTTCTGCGAGATCAACCAGACCGGCGCCTCGTGGATGACGTCCATGCGCGAGCTGGCTACCGGAAGCCCGGCCACCGGCTACGGCTTCGCCGGCCAGGAAGGGCTCGCGTCCAACCGCTGGAGCCTGGAGGTCTGGCAGAAGATCGCCGGGGCGGCCGCCTGCAACTCCAACGGAGTTGTCCAGTACATTTACAACGCCTGGCCGAACGTCGGCGGGGCCAAGCTGGGCAACTACACGATCATGAACGACAAGTCGACGCTCCAGGTCACTGCGGAGACCCGCGCGGTCGCGACATCGTCCACGATCGGCTGGGGCGTCCCGCCCAACCAGACGTCCCTCCAGTACCTGCCCTCCGGGTTCGCCGTCCAGGCGACCGACCACTGGTACTGGAACATCACCACCGTGGCGCCCCCGACACCGCAGTGCAACCCGACGTCCCTGTGATGCACTGGTCCGCATGACCGTCATACTCCAGCCCCCGCAGCAGCGCTGGTCTTGTCCGAACTGCCCCGCCACGGACGTGACCTTCGGGAAACCCAACCGTTTCCACCGCTGCCGGGGGCTGGCCGGTCTGCTCGCCCCGCTGGCCCTGGACGGATCCGGCGCCCGCGTCCTCGCGGTCGAGCGCGAGGACTACATCGCGGGTCAGCTGGTGCAGTACGACGGAGAGGGGCGCCCCGTCGCGGCTGTGGTCACCGAGCGCCCCGACGGCAGCCGCGACGTGATGGTGAACGCGCCGACCGCGAAGGTGGTGATCTCGTGACCTGGTCGGGCAGCAACAACCACCTGATGGCGGCATTCCTGTTCAACCCCATGCTGGGCGTCACCGGATCCGGCGGCGCTGGCCTGCCCACCGGCTACGCCGGGCTGGTCGCCGACACCGTCAAGTGCGCGCTGTTCAACAACTCGGTGACTCCGGACCAGACCGTCGCAGTCGCGCAGAGCGGCTACAACACCGGCACGTGGACCACCTCGAACGAGGTCACGGGCGGCACAGACTGGGTGGCGGGCGGCCGGGCGCTGTCCTCCAAGACGATCTCACGCGGGGGCGCCGTCGCCACCTTCACCGCGGCCAACCTGTCCTCCGGAGCCACCGCCACGTTCACCGCCTACGGCTGCCTGATCTATGACGCGTCCATCACGGGAGGCACCGTGGCCAACCAGGGCGTCTGCTTCCTGGACTTCGGCGGCGCGCAAGTGGTCTCCGCCGGGACGTTCTCGATCAACTGGAACTCCACGGGCATCTTCACCCTGACGGCCTGAGAGGAGCACGGGGCGTGGGCACCTACCGCCTGTGGCCGTCCACCAACGGCCCCTCCTCCGTCGCCGCCGACACCACCGCCTACACGCTCGGCGTCGAGTTCTACACGACCGCCGCCGTCGACCTCACCGGCTACTGGTGGTGGTGCGCGCCCGGCGCCGACACCACCGCGAAGTCGTTCGAGCTCTGGCAGATCGTCTCCGCCTTCGTCGGGACGCCGATCGCGGGCACCGCCGCGACGTCGGGCACGCTGACGCAGAACGCCTGGAACTGGGTACCGCTCGCCTCTTCCGTAGCGCTCACGGTGGGCCAGCGCTACCGCGCCGGATGCTTCGGTGCCGGCGGCGTCAACTGGTACGGCGCCACCCACAACGGCTGGCCCGCCGACCTGGTCAACGGGCCGCTGACCGCACCGTCGACCGCCGACGCCACCAACAACGCGCAAAGCCCCTACAAGCAGGCGGCGTCGATCTCCTTCCCGGTCGACACCGGAGGCTCCAACTACTGGCTGGACGTCCAGGTAGTCGACGCCGCCGCGCCGCCCACCGCAGCCCGCTCCAACGCGAAGGGCCGCGAGGCAGCCACCTTCGCGTCCGGCAGCACGTCGAGCGCGCAGCTCAAAGGTCGTGAGCCCGTATTCTCGACGGGAGGTGAGCATCCGTGAGCGCAGACGAAGTTCAGCTTGGGACCTACATCGTCGGTGAGAAGCCCCCGCCGCTGGTCTACCAGTTCCTGGACTCCAGCGGGAACCCCATCGACATCTCCACCGGCTACGTCGCCGACTTCTCCGTCAAGGAAGCCGACGGCAACGCTTTCACGGGAACCGCCACGATCACGGGCGGCACGTCCGGGCAGGTCACCTACACCTGGACCGGCTCGGAGATGCCGACCGCCGGCCGGTACACCGCCTACTTCTGGGTCGGCAACGGCACCACCCGGCTCGCTTCCATCCCGATCCGCTTCCTGGCCCGGCTGCCCGTCGGCGCCGTCCCCAGCATCTAAGGAGGTGGGCGAGCCGTGACGGTCGACGCCGGGCCCTGCAACCCGTGGCCCGTGTACTGGTCCTGCGACGTGTCCACCTACTCCCCCGTCGTCACCGGCTACGCCGTGAACGCGGCCTCGCGATTCCTGTGGGCGCTCTCGGGGCGCCGCTTCGGCACCTGCTCGGTCACGCTGCGGCCGTGCCGCCGCCAGTGCTACGAGGTGTGGCCCGGAGGAACCTACGCCTACCCCTGGTCCTCCTACGGCGCCCCGATGGCGTCCGCCGCCTGGGACTTCGCCTACTGGTTCCCCTTCGTCTGCTCCAGCTGCGGCGACAACTGCTCCTGCCAGTACGTCCCGGAGATCAAGCTGCCGGGCCCGGTCAACGACGTCACCCAGGTGAAGGTCGACGGCGCGGTGTTGCCGACCTCCGCCTACCGGCTCGACAACAGCCGCATCCTGGTGCGCACCGACGGCCAGGACTGGCCGCGCTGCAACAACCTGACCCTGGACGACACCCAGGTGGGCACCTGGTCCACCACGTTCGACGTGGGCACCCAGGTGCCGCAGTCCGGGCAGCTCGCCGTCGGGCAGCTCGCCTGCGAGATCCTGAAGGCCATCACGGGGGAAGACGACTGCCGGCTGCCGTCGACCGTGACCAACCTGGTGCGCCAGGGCGTGTCGATCACGTTCCCCGACATCAACGCCCTGCTGACCGAGGGGCGCACCGGGCTGTATTTGTGCGACCTGTTCCTGGCCGCGGAGAACCCGAACCGGCTCGACCAGCGCGCCCGGGTGTACAACGTCGACCACCCGTCCGTGCGCCGGACCAACACGTGAGCCGCTACCGCGCCCGTTGGGCGCAGCTGGTCTGGCTCTGGGAAGTGCTGACGGGGAGAGACACATGATCCGGCGCTGGTGGAAGTCATGGCGGGAGCGCCGGGAGCTGCGCAACCTCGAGGTCTATCTGTTCAACCACGGCACGATCTCCAAGTGGATCGAGGTCCGTGACGCCAACACGGCCGCCGGGGTTTGGAAGAGGTGGCCGCTGTGACCGAGCTGACCGGGGCGCTGAAGTTCTACACCGTGGCATCCACGTTGGTGACGGCGGTTCAGGAGGCGCTCACCACCGAAGTGGACCGCGCCGGGGTGGTTCCCGGCCAGATCGCCTGGGACGGAGGCGACTGCGGGCTGCTCGCGGCGTCCGTCGGCCCGGTCTATCTCTCCGACGTTTTCCCCCACCAGCTCCAGGACGTCATCGGCTACTGTTCCGCCTCCTGGGAGGTGTCCGAGCTGACGTTCCAGCTGGTGCGCCCGGCGCCGGGCCCGGAGAGCAACCAGAGCCTGTACCCGACGCGGGACGCGCTCGACACCGCGGCGCAGCTTCTGGCGACCGACGGCTGGCTGATGCTCACCACGCTATCGCAGCAGCTGTGCCAGATGCGGCTCGCCGACACCATCGTGGACTTCCTGCTCGGGCAGGTGACGCCGATCGGGCCCGAGGGCGGCCTGATGGCCCAGCAGGTCACCGTCTACATCGGACTGCCTCGTGGCTAACGAACTGCGGATCGACATGGACATTCTGCGGATCCGCTCGATGCTGCGGTCGCCGTCCGGGCCGGTCGGGCGCGCCGTGATCGAGCGCGGGAAGGTGATCGAGGCCCGCGCCAAGCAGCTGGCCGCCAAGCACGGCACGATGGCGAACGGAGTCATCTCGTTCACCACGCCGACGCTGCTGGGGACCGAGGTGTACGTCTACTCGACCCATCCGGCGTCGATCTACGTGCTCAAGGGGACGAAGCCGCACGACATCAACTACCCGCAGCCGACTGCGATCAACTTCAAGGGGAAGATCGGCTGGCGGACCGTCAGCGTCGTGCATCACCCCGGCTATCGAGGGGACGACTTCCTGGGCAAGGCCATGCGCGAGGTCGGCGGACTCTAGCGCGCGATCATGGTCCTGACCGGGCTTAGCGTGGTCGGCATGGCCAGAAAAGACTTCACCAAGCAGCGCGAAGAGATCGTTTTCGACATCGCGCCCGACACCTTCCGCGCCGCCCCCGCCATCCCGGCCGGGGTCATGATCGACGCCGCCGCCAAGATGGACGGGATCGAGAAGGCGACGCTGGAGGAGCAGGGCGCCGCCTTCTCCGACGTCCTGAAGATGTGCCTGGACGAGGAGTCCTTCGAACGCTTCGAGGCGCGCATGCACGACCGTGAGAGCCCCATCGACCTGCCGCAGGTCATGGAGGTCGTGATGTGGCTGTTCGAGGAATACGGGCTGCGCCCTACGACGCCGTCAGCGCCCTCCTCGGATTCGCCATCCGACCAGGGGTCTGGCACTACCTTGACGGACGCGCCGCCCAGCGTGGAATTGATCTCCGCGAGCTCCCCTTCGACCGGTTCCTGAACCTGGTCTTCGCCCAGCTACAGGACAGCGTCACCCCGGAGGAGGGCAAGACGGTGGAAGAGGCGGTCAACGAACTGCACAACGGGCTCGGCGTGCAGCGCTGGCTTGTCGTGCGGGGCGGAGAGATCACCCCCTCCACCCGCGACCCGCGCGCTCCGCTTTGGTGGGACGACGACGAAGAGGCGTCCGCCAGCTTCCTGAAGGCGATGGGGATAGGGGCCTGACATGCCGTCCTTCGGTCTCGGCAAGGGCACGCTGCTTGGTGTCGGCTACATCAAGGTGGAAGCCGACACCTCCGCGGCCGAGACGAAGCTGGGCTCACTGGGCAAGGGGCTGGCCGTCGGCGCTACCGGCTTCCTGGCCCTGGCCGCGGCGGGCACCGCGTCGGTGAAGATGGCATCCGATTTCAACAACGAGATGCTGAAAGTCCAGACGCAGGCCGGCGGCAGCGCGGCCGACGTCAAGACGCTGTCGACGCAGATCCTGAACATGAAGGACGTCCAGCAGTCGCCGATGCAGCTCGCGGAGGCTATGTACCACCTGAAGTCGGTGGGCCTGGACAACGTCACCGCGATGAAGGATCTCAAGGTTGCCTCCGACCTGGCGGCGGTCGGCGGCTCCAATCTGGAGGCGACCACCAACGCTCTGGCCGGGGCGTGGCGCTCGGGCATCAAGGGCGCGCAGGACATGAGCATGGCCGCGTCGTCGGTGAACGCCATCATCGGTGCTGGCAACATGACCATGTCCCAGTTCGTCGCGGCGATCGGGACCGGCATCCTCCCATCCGCCCGGACCTTCGGCCTCTCGCTCAACCAGGTGGGCGCGGCGCTCGCGCTGATGACGGACGAAGGCATCCCGGCCGTGGACGCCGCGACCCGGCTGCGCATGTCGTTCTCGCTGCTCGGCGCCCCCTCCAAGGCGGCCGACAAACAGCTGGGGAAGATCGGGCTCACGGGCCTGGAGCTGGCCCAGGCGATGCGCGGCCCGGACGGGCTGATCGGTGCGATCCAGCTCCTGAAGGACCACCTGGACGCCTCGGGGCTGTCGGCCGCGCAGCAGTCCGAGATCCTGTCCCGGGCGTTCGGCGGCGGCCGCTCCAACTCCGCGATCTTGACGATGCTCAACAACCTGAGCACGCTCAAGATGAAGCAAGATCAGATCAACGGCTCGATGGGCGCGTTCCCCGCCGCCGTCCAGGCCCAGCAGCACACGCTCTCCGCCCAGATCGCGATCCTGAAGAACAACTTGGAGAGCATGGGAATCAAGATCGGCGAAGTGCTGATCGGACCCGTGACCGCCTTCGTGTCCTTCCTGAACGGCATGGCCGTGCCCGCCATCAGCCGCTTCGCCGCCGCGCTGTCGAAGCCGCTCGAAGGCGTCGGCCAGGCCGTGTCGGGGCTGGCGGCATCCGGGTTCTTCCAATCGCTCATGGGCACCGGCTCCAAGACCTTCACGGCCGGAACGCAGGGCACCGTCCTTCAGGGCCCGCACCAGGCGCTGGCTCCCGACCGCGCGGTGATGCACGGCGGAGTGACGCCTGCTCAGCTCTCCGCCGGGCCGCCGACCGGGCTTGCGCAGGCGGGAGCCGCGCTGCACACCATATTCGCCGACGTCGCGAAGGCGATCGGCGACGTGGTCAAGGCGGCCTTGAACCTCTGGGGCGCGATCCAGCCGTTCGTCACGTTCCTGGGCACCGTCGGGCTCGGCGTCCTGACCACGCTGGCCCAGATCCTGGCCAACCAGGTCGGGCCCGCTCTGGTGGCGGTGTCGAAGTTCCTGAAGGACAACTCCGGGCTGATCAAGATCCTGCTGGAGGTCTACCTCACCCCGCTGGCGCTGAAGATGGCTGCCATGTCGGTGATCAAGCCGGTGGTGTGGTTCTCCCAGCTGGCCAAGGACATCGTCATGTTCCCGGTCGGCCAGATCACCTCCATGAAGGACGGGATCACCGATTTCTTCAAGGCCGGCGGCGGCTTCGACACCTTCCGTCTCAAGCTGGGCGCGGTCGGCGACGCCTTCAAGAGCGGCGCCGGTAAGGCCCTGGAGTTCGGCAAGAACGTGGGCTCTGCCATC